ATAAGGATCAGGATTTGGAATAGCTCTACCATCCTGAACTGACCCCATATTTACAAAAGGACTATAGAGATTTTGATAAGTCCTAGCTCCACCACCAAAACCTGGTAAACCAATTCCACCACCTAAACTAGCAGTAGTAGGAGGTTTACTAGGACCAGTATTTATTCCTTTACTCTGCGAACGTCCACGTCTGCCACCCTGTCTACCCTGTCTACCCTGTTGTGGGGGAGGAGTATATGGGGGTGGAGTATTAGCACCCACACCGAAAGACTGAGCAAATCCCGCACCTGGACCAACATTAAGTCCCATTATACACCATGCTTTCTACGAACTTTAGAAGATGGCCCAGTTTCCATCTTTTCTTGTTTACTAGTTTCACCACGTTCATGTTTCTTTTTCTTATTAGCGGTAGCATAGAAAACACTCTCAGCTTTATCTTCGCCACCATAAGTTTTCTTCATGGCTTTCATAACTTCCTTACCATGACCCCCGTAATATTTACTAAGAGGCATTTTCTTCCCCCCTATCTTGAGTGGCGATATCTAACTCTTTCTCCAATTGTTCCACTGAAACAGGTTTAGGTGCATCTCGCATCAATCGAGCCTTTTCCCTGTCCTCTGCTTCTAACATCTGTTTACGCACATTCCAAGGAATATTAGTAGGCTTACTCATTTCGACTAGTTTAGATTGAGGCTCAACAGATGGTTTCTCAAGTAAACGGTCCATCAGTTGTTTCTTTTCGTAATTAATTATCTCTAGCTGTTTCCTTAAAGTTTCACAAGACTGGCATATTGCTTGTTCTATTTCTACTTCCATACAAGTAGAACAATGAGGATTAAAAAGTCGATGAAGCCAGTTACTCATCTCATTGACCTATGATGAAATCTACTTACAACTTGTATCTTAGGAGCATCGTCAACACTTCGCATCTGACGATAGTAAGCTGTCCAGTCCATATTACCCATTAGAACTTCAGTGAGATGTTCTTGCTTCTGAATCTTATCGAACTCATTAGCCGCTTCTATGAAATATCTCTCGGCTGAATCTACTGCATATCGAAGGTCATCATATGGGTCATCACCATCGAACGCTGCAACATCCTCAGCAGGTTTACCATCTCTAGGTTTATCGTATGAACACGCTCTAATTGCATCAATCATCATTGGGCAGCAATTAGGATGCCCAGTATGGTCAGATGCCTCGCATCTAAAAATCTGTAATTTGGGAATATTCTTTTCCGGCTCAGCCGGATTAAACATTCTCAAATACGCTTGATATTGTTCCATTCCTCGATTCCGAAGAAGGAACATTGAATATTCTTCATTATATACTGGCAAGTCAACAGGAGGAATAACTGGCTTCTGAGTCCACCTTAAATATTCATGAAGTAACATCTTACCAGAAATACGAGAACCCGGAGAATTGTTGCTAAGTTCTATCGGTTTACCCAATGCAGATTCAATCTGCTGCTGGATGGTATGTTCTTGTCCTCTATCTTGTGAGGCAGACCGACAGAACTTAATAACCTTCGGATTATCCCTCGTAACATAGTCTCTGACTATTGGTGCCCATTCCTCAATCTTAGTCTTTAACCAGTAAAGTTCACGATATAGATATAATCGCTTAGCAGGAGATATTGCATAGAATCCAATATATGTCATCGCCGCGAATCCCCAATCACCAATGACCATCTTAGGCCACCAATTGGGAATATCAAATGCCGGTATTACGTGTAGGGCGTTTTCAGGTTCATCAGGATATTGTCTATCTCTAAATTCGTCAAAGACTTGGCCCTGATAAGCGTCCCAATCACCAAATTTGCGCGCTTTACGTTCTGCTTCAGATGGTATACCATCAAGCCGAGCGCTATATTCAGGGTCAGCATGAGGATTATCAACAACTGTAGAATGAACGTAGAATCGTTTAACATTACCCTTACCTACGATTATTTTTCCACCGTCTGGATAAGGGGTAACGAAACGCTTTTTAGTAAAAGTATGCCCGATTCCACCAGGCATACCCGCAGCTCTTATAATAGATGGAAGTTCAGGAACCTTAGTCCTAACCCTAGTAAAACCAATGTAAAGATAAATATACTCAGTGAAAGACGTAAGTTCATCGGGAGAGAATAGATTGATTTCCATTGAGTCATATTTGTGAACATCACTTTCTTCCTCACAATGACCCAAGAATATCATCGCACCTTCATTTGAACCACCAGTTCCACCGAATTGGTCGGGTCTTGGAAAGGTCCAAACCATATCAGTTTTATTAAAAGTCGCACCGAACTTAGGGTAAATCTCACGCGAGCGAGGAACAATCTCATTTCTTAACTCTGGAAAAGTCCGACGCATGAAAACTTGTCTGAATAATGGATTCTCATGCCACCTGTGGATGAGTCCATAAACCAACAATACATCTGATTTTCCACTCGCATTCCCACCCCCATAAAACGCTTCGAATATTGAAGTAGGTAGACTTAGGAATGTCTCCTGCTTCCTATTAGGTTTCCAGAATCCCTTGTCGAAAGACATTTATCGAACTTTATTTTCAATTCGATTAATCTTCGCCCCTACTGCTGCAAGTCCACTCGCACCGAGTAGTGCAAGTAGTGCTTTATAAACTTCTTCATTAATATATCCAAGTGAATATACTATAGTTAGTGCAGCTGTAAGAATAGCAACGATGTAAGTCTTTTTGCCCTGCAACATACGTTCATCTCCTTAATGTTAATTAATTAGAAACCCCTGAGAACAACTAGAGCGTTAGCAGCGGTGCTACGAATAAATCCCCCCGCAACTTCATGCTGTCCATCAGTCAATGTTAGATTGACATCAGCCGAAAAAGCTACAGTATTGGATAGTTCTAATGCAGCCCCAGCCGTGTCACAGAATAGTAGACAGCGTTTCGCGGGTAAAGCGTATACAGTATTCTGAACTAGAGTGAGAGGATATCCTATCTGTAGACATTCAGTCATATATCCTACTTTGGTTCTTGAACTAAGACAGTTAGTGAACAAGCCGTATCGGAAATAGCATACAGTTCATCATCTTTCTCCATCCGAACTGTAATCGCTTCTTGACTATTCATAACATATCCATTAGATAGAAGAACAGTCTTATCTCCAACAGAAGCAGTTCCGCAAGCATGTAAAATCACTAGAGTATTTGCTTTAGATGCTAGCCAAACTAATTTTCGCACATTTGGAACGAAATAAAATTTGAATCCTTTAATCATAACTATTCCTTTACATGAACAACCTCAAATACTTTTTCGGTTCTCATCTGGGGGGAATAGAAAATGAATGTCGGTCCACTATTTCCATTCAATCCTTTAGGAGATTCAGGTTCCATAGTCTTAATTACAGCAGACATATCCTTCGCGATACCCGCGATATCTCTAGCCTTAGCCCCTTCAATCTTCTCTTGTGTAAGACTATTAAGGGCCATGACTAGTCTATTACGAGCTTTCTTAGCTACACGTAGCTTCGCCTCATTGATATGAGTGAGATTAGATTGAACATCCATCGAAGCTGTAGAATTAGAACCGTTAGCGTAAGCGGATACTGAGGAAGGACTGATACCAAAGTTATTCGCTAATTCTAATGCGCTGGCTCTACCTTGTATGGTAGATTCCTCGCCAATCATTTGTCTTAGGGAATTGGGGACTTCTACATTATCAAAACCTCGCCCCCGTTCTATCCTAACGACTTCCGCTATTACCCTATCATTATCTCCCGGAGTTCCGCGTGGATTACCACAGGGTATAGGTAGACATGGAGTTAGATTGCCCAACTCCTTATCGAAGTCCTTATCACTTACGATGCCCATAGCCATATTCGTTTCCTCGTATTAGTGCGAAACACTACGAGACAACGATTGCATGATTCGTAGCAGTGATAGTATCAGTCAGAGTTGCAACACCCGTCAAATCAAATTCCTTAGCAGGTCCGGTCAATTCATTTCCCTGATAAATCTGAATGACCTGACGCTTAATATCTATTGTAAATGATGTGACCCCCGCGAGAACTGTAGCAGTAACCTGTTTCGCCGGACCTGTCTTAGCTGTAACTGTCGCTGAACCAGTAGCCATTTTCAACTCCTATCCTGTTTGTTTCAGTGGCAGAGCCACTCCTATCGTAAGAATAATATTTACCAATTTTCAGACGTATGGTTTGGCATGGTCATCCTAGCACAATCCCGACTGAAAGTCAAATCTCTATATCGTTTCAATATAATGAGGCGTAGCCCCTATATAGATATAATATTATCTCTAAGTATTTTATTGATTTTTTCTGGGAAATTTTAGGGGGGAAATTTAAGTGGATGTTAAAATATTATAGAGAGTCAGATGATTGCTATGGGGCAATTTTCATGCCAACTTTTGAGATTTGCACAGAGGGGTCTACCGGTATGGGTATTGCTTGCAAGGTTGTAACCTATTGAAAACAAACAACTTACAAGAATGTAATTGTGATAATAGTATGACAATATAGCCTCAATTAGTGTGGCTTTGCCCTGAAATCATACACCAATTTATGTAGGCTGTAAGTGGTTGACTGGATTGAAGTTATGGGGCCATGCCTCAAAACGGGGCACGGGAGGCTACAGAAAGTGGAGATAATGGAAAACTGTTGAAAATATCGACGCGAAATCATTAGGAAATCCGCGTGTTTCGTGGCACGTCCGATGCAATAGAGTATGGTGTCAGGTAGGCTCTTTGAAAACGGAATACGGGGTTGGCAAGTGTCCTAAACAAAGGACACAAGATGCAAACTAAGGTTGCCAAGTTCACCTTTTCTATCCCCGAAGGACACCCGCAAGCCGGAGAGAAGCTCGAAAAGAGCTTCGAGTATCAGGTCTGCGACAATGAGACTGAAGCCACTTCTGTTATCGCTGATAAGAAGTGGTCCGTGGTCGGCATGGTAAACGACATTCTCAAGGCGAATGCACGGTCCAATGCGTATCAGGCCGCGTTGCTGCCGTATCGTCCTTCGGAAGTCTCTCAGGACGATATCAAGGAGCGAATGATTCGTGATTACATTCGCCTTGGTGTTTCAGAAGACGCGGCACGCAAGCAGGTAGAAGCCCTGCTGGCGGCCACTAACTAACAGACACTTGTCAAACTCGTATTCCGTTATTTTTAACCACTATAGGGAGAACTATGACAATCGACGAATACAAAGCCGCATGGCACGAAGCGCACAAACCGTTGACTGTCGAACAACGGATGATTCGAGACTTGAAAATGCTAGGAATTCCCGAATCAGTAGCAAGGTATCAGGTTTCCCGTCTCTTGCCGATTACCAAGGTTTCCGTAGGCACTCGCGTTTGTTCATTCTAGCTATAACATGGTGGCCGGTAATCAATCCGGCCACTAACTAACGAGGTAATTATGACCGAATTCGCCGCTACGTCGGACACCTCCCGATACGATGAGAAGGCAACACACACAGTCAAGCGAACCATTATCCTGACTGAACATACAGATGATAAGGGTCCGTTTGCTACACTCGACAATCGTAACGATATCTATCGCATTCTCGGACTAGTGGAAATCCGCGTGAAGGAAATTCATACTTCCGTCGTAACCTACAATCTGTAACTAACGAGGTAACTATGGTCAGTAAATGTCCTATCTGTGATAAGAGACTGGTTACGATATCGGACAATATCGTATACTTCAAACGGCGATGTCCTGATAAACACGTTACCTTTAAGCAGAGGAAACGTCGAAAAAACAACAAGTAACCAAACTGGCCCGGAGAAATCTGGGCCTTTTTCTTTTTATCCCATAACGGCTAGATTGCTTATCCCATTAATCATCATAATGGCTCCGCTGCTTATCCTATTAATATTTAACTACATTACAAGGCGCGGTGGAACTGCTTATTGTAATATTCGCAACTTAGAATAGGGTTGGCTCAACTGCTTATCCTATAATTATAATCATAAGGCTGGCGCAATTGCTTATCCTATAATATTATCTTCCATTCTGGCACGGAACTTGAAGGCCACAAGATATTTTACTAATCAAAATAAATCTACTCGCGGATGATTACTTTTATATATGACTCAATAGCAAATACCTTGGGTCATATAGACTCAGATTTATAATAGAAAG